AGGCGACATGGCGAAAGAATCGTTCTTCATCCGAGCAACCGTGCCCTTGGCAGACGCAACCACCTCACAAACTGCAATTGATCTTGGTTTTGCGGTGGACGCATTGGGTAAGAGCGTCTTGCGAGTCCACAATGTCGCCGTGCAATACGGTGCTGGTTTCGTGGTGAGCGGTCAGTCCTACAGCGCATACTGGGAGATCTCAACTCAATCGGCCACCTCAATGTTGGCTTTGAATGACCGCTCGGTTTTTGCGACGGGACAACTTCGAGGTGACACCTCTTCAGGGGGGAATGTTCTGTTCGCTTCTCAAGATGACGATGTCGCACCACAGCAATGGACGAACGGCTACCTTCTGGGCGTTGATCAGATTTACCTCCGCTCACTTGGCTCAAACGCCCAAGGCTTTGTCAACATCATCATGGAATGCACCGTTGAAAGCATGTCCCAAAGTGCGGCCATGGCCCTCTCCTTGAGCCAACAATGAGGTGGCTCATTTGTGCGAAACCTGCAACCTGCTCCGTCAATTGCTGATTGACCGAGGAATGAGTCCCTCTCTGGCGATGTCCATAGGAACTTCGGTGGGCGAGCGTGTTGAGATGGCCGCCCCGATCGTGGCGAAGAAGGCCCGCAAGAAGGTTTCCGCATACAACCGCAAATACAAGGCCGCTTTCAAGAAGGTCGCTCCTCGATACAAACTCAAGAGCGGTAAATGGAAGGCTGGCGGCTTCAAGCGAGCGGTGAAGGAAGCCCATCGTGTTGCTGGAGGGAAGCGCAAGTGAAGACCCGCACCCTCAGAGGACAAGTTGAGGAGGGCGTAGTGAAACGCCTCGTTGTTGATGACGGCCGCCTCAATATCGGTTACAAGGTGATTTCTATCGTTGTCGCTCCTGACGTGACGGGAGCAGGAAATGATGTCATGGCTACGTTAAGTCTTGATTACGATACACCGTTAGCATGGAATTGGGGAGATAACCGCCAAATCGGGTGGGCATCAACGACTGGGCAAGGCGTAGCGGCTTTGCTATCTCCTTATTCGGTCATTGATCCGGATCATATCGTCGTTCGTGACTTGTACATCCAAGGTCAGATCTTGTCCAGTGGAGGTTCTGGCGTCATCAATTACCTCATTGAACTAGAAGCCGTTGAACTCTCGGACGATCAAGCCGTCCTCGCACTAATCAAGGAGCGTAGCCAAGATGACTGGAGATGAAACCACCGTTGAAGAAAATGCAGTTGCACCAAACCGAACCCAACGGTTCGCCTCTTGGCTCATGGAGCGTGAGGAGCGACGGCAGGAGAAGGAGTCAAACCTTGAAGGCCTCGTCCGGTTGAACGTCCTCGTCTCCTTTCTCACTCTCGGCCTTGTCGGTGGCTTCGAAACTGTTCGACTTGTTGTCCAGATGATCCCCTACTTGTAGAGCGGCGTTCAGAGAACACCACCAATTCTCAAGCAACCATGCCGCCGGTGCGTGGAACTCGTCGGACTTCATCGTGTCCAACGTGCCGTTGATCATGTCCATGACCGTCTCAATGAGAACACGGGCTTTTTCATTCATGCTCGACATTCAGAACACACCAATTCCACGACGTCGTCGCAAGCAGGATTGAAACTACACGCCTCGTCCTTGCAGTACGGGCACCGGTAGCACATCAGGCGCACCGGCCATTGAAGTGATCGTGCGCTGAACACGAGGCGTCGCATGACTTTCGCACGTCGGCGTAATCCGGCCATTGTTTTGGCTCAATAAACTCCCACCATTGAGAGCATTTGCCGCATCGAACGCCACGGATCACGCCGTCGCCACGTCGTGCGAGCCAAGGGACGACGTTGTAAATCGGTTTTGAATCGGGTTCGGGCATCACATTGGCCGGACGTCCGAGCGTCTTGCCGCAGTCGCAAAAGAAAGTGTTCACCTTGGCCATCATTCCGACCCCCAACAAACAGGGCAGACCCCTTTCGTGTGTAGTGGGTTGCATTTGTCCTTTGTCTCGCCCCAAATCCTCGCACTACTTGGTGCGACATGCTCCTCAACGGCGGCTTCTCTGACGTGCTGAAGCAGGCATTGGCGCACGAATCGGCTGAAATTGGGGAGCCGATCGGCAATTTTGGCGGTGTGTTCGTCTAGGCTGATGGTCTTGTTCGGGGCCATGACACTCCTAGACTACAGTAGTATAAGTATGTATGTATGCGTATGTCTTGCAGTAGCCTATCGGCGTCTTGGGCCTGCAAAGCATCGTCGCCTGCGACGAGGCTAGAGGAGATTAAGGTGCTGGCTGGGCGGTTTACTTTTTACACTATGACTTTCTCGCAGGCGACATGGCGAAAGAATCGTTCTTCATCCGAGCAACCGTGCCCTTGGCAGACGCAACCACCTCACAAACTGCAATTGATCTTGGTTTTGCGGTGGACGCATTGGGTAAGAGCGTCTTGCGAGTC